TGAAAGTGCTATAACTAAGTTACAAGCAAGAATGGAAACTGAAGACGAAAGTGAAATTAAATCAAGAATTTCAGAAACAATTAACAAATTAAAAGATGAAAAGTTTGACCAAATGAATTTTTTAAGACTAAAAAATCTTGAGGAATCAATCTAATAAGTCCTTTTTATTCTGAATATACTTAGCTTTTAAAATCTGTGCTCGTTTGACCACAGATTTTTTTGTATACTGTGTTCTCTCTTTAAGTAACTGATTTTGTTTTGTCTTAATTACTTTAGACTTTAATGTTTTTAGAGCTCTCTCAATATTATCACCGCTCTTAATGTTTACGATTATCATACAATTTAAATTTTTTTGACTATTAACTATAAATACATTATCCTTTTATAGAAAATAAACATACATAATCATGAACATTAATGAAAAAAGGAAAAAGTGTAAAGTTAAATTTATACAATCCAATTAAATCCGTTTACGGAACCGTCGATTCAAAAAACCTAAAATCAGTATACATCAACATCCAATCATGGGTGACCCCAAAAAAAGAATATGACAATTGGAATAGAGTCGTCTCAAATTTAGGACGAGAGATAAAACATTCAGTATTCGAATCAATTAACCAAAAATTATTTCAAGAAAAAAGTATCGTAGATTTGGACCTCCGAACGAGTGGAATATCTCATGGAAAGAAATCATTCTTTAACTTAGAAATTAATTTATACACTAACTCTGAAATGGATTTTAAATCCCTCGAGATAAAAGATTCTGTCAAAATGATAGTCAATTCCATATTCAGAAATAACATCCAACAAAACAAATACTTTGAATTTTCAACTTCAAAAAAGACAGTAAATCAATAAACAATTAAGAACGGTATATTTATCTTAAAAGATTAGATGAAAAATTTAAGAATATTAGAGGCAAGTGAAGTAGGTCACGGTATCTTGATTGAAATGGATGCTGGTTGGGTTTCCCCGAAAGACAGACAAAACGAAATCACTTTGAAAGAAGCTAAGGAAATGGACTATAGAAATCCGTTTGAATTTTATGCTGTCCTTCAAAAGTACGATACCCCAAACAGAAACGGTAGAACCTATCCTGAAAGAATCCTTAAAAGGGAGGCTGACAACTATAAAAAATCAATTGCTAAGGGTTTATCCACTTCTGAGTTAAACCACCCAGAATCGTCTCTTATTGACTTAGACAGAGTATCTCACATTATCACCGATATATGGTGGGATAGAAATATTTTGATGGGTAAGTTAAAATTGTTAACTTCGCCAGGATTTCACGAAAGAGGAATCGTTTCTACTAAAGGAGACCAAGCGGCAAACTTAATGAGACAAGGAGTTACTTTAGGTATTTCTTCTCGTGGGGTTGGTTCACTAAAGAAGGTTGGAGAGAGAAACGAAGTTCAAGACGACTTTGAATTGATTTGTTTTGACTTAGTATCATCACCATCTACGCCAGGAGCTTATTTGTTTGGTGATGTTAAAGAGAGAGATAACTACGAAGAAAACTTAGAAGAAGAAATAAAACATAAACAAAGTAATGGATATGTGGAAAAGTCAGTTGACTTAATGAAAAAATTAAACGATTTTTTAGGAAAATAAAAAACACACATATGGAAGAAAAGTATTTTGTCGCGAAAATTCAGTACGACTTACCTGATGAAAACACAGGAAAAATCAAAAAAATTAGAGAAGAAAAATTAGTTAAAGGTTACTCAGTTACAGATGTTGAGGCGAAAGTAACTAAGAAATATGAGGGGTTCACACATGATTGGAGAATCACGGCTGTTTCTGAAAGTAAAATTGATGAAGTTATCGAATAATTGATTTAAGAATCAATTTAATAAAAGTGGTCTATATGACCACTTTTTTTGTTTGGGAGATATTTATAAATAAAAATAATATGAACTTTCAGGCAATTTTAGGTACGGGGCTTACTCAAGAACAAAGAATAATTAATGCACCTTCATGGTCGACATGCCTTGCATACTGCGAAGGAGCGGGTAAAGACATTCAATCAATTCAACTAATACCAACATCAATTATTGTATTACACGACTTGAATACTACTAATTGTTATACCACAGTAATTAAAATTAATGAAGTAATTACTCAATATGTTGTGTGGGCAAATAACTTTGAATCTTTCACAACTTGGTTGAATACTTTATCAAATCCGATAATACAATCAATCACTAATCAAAATAAACTTTACGTAACAGTATAACCAAAATGAATTTTTTTCATTTTGACACTATTTATTAGTTAAAATAACCAATTTTTTCATGCAAGAAAATAAATCACTAGTACAGGAGGCACTCATTCAAATGAAAAATGTTGAAGAGGCTATTGCCGAAAATGCAAAAGGAATACTTGCTTCAACTATGAAGGAAGAAATCAATCAGTTAGTAAAAGAATCTCTATCAGAACAAGACGAAGATGAGGTTGATTTAGATATGGATATGGAAGACGACGACTCGGAAGAGATGGACGTTGACCTTGACATTGATAATGAAGATGAAATGGACATGGATTTTGACATGGACATGGATTCTGAAGAAAGTCCAATAGATTTAACTGACGCTTCTGACGAAGAAATTCTGAAAGTTTTCAAAGCTATGGGTGAAGAAGACGGTATCATCGTTAAAAAAGATGGTAACGATATTCACTTAACTGATAGCGAAACTGACGAAGAGTATTTGGTTAAGCTTGGTGAGTCTGAAGAAGACACAAATTTAGATGAAACTATGTATGTAGATGAAATCGATGAAATGGATGTTGACACAGAAGATGTGATTAACGCTATTTTTAGTAAAGACGGTGACGCTTCAGATATTGAAGTAGACCAAGATGAAGAAGTTATGTATGAAATCGAATTCGATGAAGAAGACGAAGACGACATGATGGAACAAGAAGACGACGACATGATGGAACAAGAAGACGACGACATGATGGAACAAGAAGAAGACCTTGATGACATGATGGAAGAAGACGACGAAGACATGATGGAAGAAGAGGAAGAAGATTTGGACGAATCTTACAACCAAAGAAGAGCTGTTAGAGAAGCGAAATCAACAATTAAACCTAAAGGTGTTGGAATTGGCTCAGGACCTAAATTCACTTACAAAGATAAAGCTGCAGGTGGATTTAAAGAGGACAAAAAACAAGGTCCTAAATCAGTAGGTACTGGTAAAGCAAAATTCGAATACAAGAAAGGCGAAAATATGGAAGGAAGTTCCAAAGTTGTTAAGGCAGAAACAAAAGAAGGTGCTCACGGAATGAACAAGGGTGATAAATCTAGAACCATGAAAGGTAAAGAAGATTACACTACTAAAAAAGGTGACACTTTAAAAAGAAAAGCTTTCGAAAAGGAAGAAACTACAGAAGCTGCTAGAACTTATGGATTTGGTTCTAAAGAAGGTAGAGGACTAAGAAAAGGTATTACTAACAACAGAAATTATGTTTATGGTAACAACGGAGTAAAAGTTGAATCTACTAAAGAAGAAGTTAATATGTTGAGAGAGAAGAATGAAGAATACAGAAAAGCGTTAAATGTTTTCAGAGTAAAACTTAACGAAGTTGCAATCTTCAACTCAAACTTAGCATACGCTACAAGATTGTTCACTGAACATTCGACTACTAAAAAAGAGAAAATTAATATCTTAAGAAGATTTGACGATGTTGAAACTTTAAAAGAATCTAAAAATCTTTATCAGTCAATTAAAGGTGAATTATCTAAAGGTGAAACAAAACCAATGAATGAATCAGTTGAAACAAAATTAAACAAACAAGTTTCGACAGGTTCTTCAACTACACTAATTGAATCAAAAACTTATGAGAATCCTCAATTCATGAGAATGAAAGATTTGATGAGTAAATTAGGGTAATAAATAAATTAATAAAAAAACAAAATACATTTTAAAATGGGAGCATTATTAGAATCAGGTCTTGTTGGTAACATCGGGTTAAAACACCTTAAAGTTATTAAAGAAGACACAATCAACAAATGGGACAAATTAGGATTCTTAGAGGGTCTTAAAGGTCACATGAGAGAAAACGTTGCACAACTTTATGAAAACCAAGCATCGTATTTAATTAACGAAGCATCATCTACTTCTGATACAGGAGCATTTGAAACAGTGGTTTTCCCTATCGTTAGACGTGTATTCTCTAAATTATTAGCGAACGACATCGTTTCTGTACAAGCTATGAACTTACCAATCGGTAAATTATTCTACTTCGTACCTAACATTCAGGCTTACCAACCAGGTACTTCTGAGCACTACGCACCTTATGGTTCTCCGAATCAAGCTGCAGGTCAAACACCAAACAGTGGTTATGACTATAACAACACTAAAGACCTTTACGATAGATTCTACGAAGGTAACGAACCAGCTTTAGACCCACCAGGTTTATTTGACTATTCTAAAGGACAATATTCAGCTATCACTGCTGAGGTTGGTACTGTAGCATGGTTAGCTGACCAATTAGTACCTTCAGCTTACACTGTTGGTAACTACAGAAAAGTATTAGTTATCATGTCAGGTTTCGCATCTGATGGAGCTGGTAAATTAATCGGTCCTGATGGTCAACCAATGGATAACGAAGCTTTCTTATCTGATTTAACAGTTAAAGGTGTTGCGGGTAACGCTTACACTTCAGGAAACACAAACAACGCTTACTTATTCAGAGTTGTAACTCAAAGATACGGTAAAGGTATTGTTCAGTATGGTAACAACAACTCAACATTAGTATTCCCTAACAGTAAAACTGATGGTGGTCAATATGACAACATTTGTGACGCTCAAGGATATATCTATTTAGAGATTGACTTACAAGTTCCTGCTGAAGTAGGTTCAGGTTCAATGGACGGATACACAGGTTCTACTTTCGAATCTACAGCTGCTGCTGACAACGCGTTCTCAGCGACTTATAGAATCTACAAAAACTTAGAATTTGAAGATAAAATTGGTGAGGTTTCTTTTGACTTAATGTCAGTAACTGTTTCTGTAACAGAAAGAAAATTAAGAGCACAATGGTCTCCAGAAATGGCACAAGACGTTGCGGCTTTCCACAACATCGATGCTGAGGCTGAATTAACAGCTTTATTATCTGAGCAAGTTGCGGCTGAAATCGACCGTGAAATCTTAAGAGATTTACGTAAAGGTGCAGCATGGAACTTACGTTGGGATTACAACGGTTGGAAGAGATTAGGTTCTAATGCAGTTCCTTACACTCAAAAAGACTGGAACCAAACGCTTATCACAGCGATTAACCAAATTTCTGCTCAAATCCACAAATCTACATTAAGAGGTGGAGCTAACTGGATTGTTGTTTCTTCTGAAATTTCTGCAATCTTCGACGATTTAGAATATTTCCACGTATCAAACGCAGCTCCTGAGCAAGACCAGTACAACATGGGTATTGAAAGAGTTGGTACTTTAGCAGGTCGTTACCAAGTGTACAGAGACCCTTACTTCCCAGCTAACCAAGTGTTAATGGGTCACAAAGGAACATCTTTGTTAGACACAGGTTACATCTACGCACCGTACGTACCTCTACAATTAACTCCAACAATGTACAATCCATTCAACTTCACTCCAATCAAAGGTATCATGACTAGATACGCTAAGAAAATGGTGAACAACCGTTTCTACGGTAGAATCACAGTTGATGGTGTAAGAACATTTGACTTGAGAGAATTAAGATAATCATTATCTTATATAATACTAAAAGGGTTCCCAATGGGGACCCTTTTTTTTATTTAGACAACTCCGAATACTTTACTCGGTATTTTAACGTGTCAATCATTTGATAAACAGTTGAATCTTGTGCGGACCAAAAATTAACATCAGAGGGATAGTTAAAAATCTGTTCCATTTTATACTTACGGTGTTTAACCAAATAACTGTTGTATAACGTTGATTTTTTTGACGTTGGGAGTACTCTATTAGAACAAGAGGTTATGATAAGAAGTAATCCGATAGTGATAGTTAAAAGTGTCTGTTTCATGTCCATTTAAAGATTTTGATAAAGATATAACTTTTTCAACAATATGCCAATTTAAATTTAAAAGATATTTATAAATAAAACTGTAATGGGTAGATTAATAATAAGTGAGAGTGAGAAGACGGACATATTACGTCAATATAATTTAATTTTAGAAGAAGACGATGAAAGAGAACCTTTAGTTATCGACAAAGTAATTACATTCCCTGCAGGATATCATAGTGAAAAATATTTAAAAGATTTAGTACCTGAAGTTGAAAAAATAACACAATACTTAAAATCAGGAAAAGGAAATGCGTTTTTAGTTGGGGTAGAAATGTCGTCAGGAGAGTCTCAAATACCTAACTCTGATGTTGAAACCAAAAACCCTGAAGGTACAACTCAAGGATGGTTAGCTCAACAAAGACAAACAAGTATTACTAAATATATTACAGACCAATTACAAGGATTTGTAGAACAAAAACTATTATTGTCGTTACCCACATTCACAATTAACCCGATTGCAATTGGACAAACTCCATGGGTAGGTCAAACATTTATTCAACCTAATGGTGAAAAATATGTTTGTACCGAAAAAGAAAAACTTGCGGGATGTATTACAAAATACAGAGCTTGTAGAGCGTCAACATGTAAAGACCTTGCATCCAAATATGCCAGTGAACAATATATTAAAGTTAAAATCACTTTAAAAGAATTATCTGAACAAAAAAAATGTTTGGATAATATGACAATCGAAGTTAACTATACTAAAGGTGGACACACTTGTAACGCATCGGTTTATAAAATTTTTATAAACGGAATTCAATTAACAAGAAATGATGGAAAACCGTTTGCTAGTTTAAATAACGATATTATAAACACAAATAGAGAACTTAATTATTATAATAATAACCCTAAACAGAGTGGTGCGAGGTATAATAAATTTATTATAACCCCTGAAATTGCGACAGAATTATTAAAAGGTGGGAAAAATTCGTTTACAATAAGTGCGATGTGTTGGAATCCATTAGGTTATAGTTTTCCTAATTGGGGTTATGGTTGTCACGAAGGTGTGGGTACTATTATTGTAACGAACGGAACTGGAGAAAAATTTACTTACGAATCAGCAACCCCTAGAGAAAGGGATGAAACTAAAACATTGGTTACTATCAACGCATGTGGTAGTGGTAAAAAATAGTTGATTTAAAATACATTTAGATTATATTTATTATTAGATTTTAAGTTATCAGTCCCCAGTCGTAACTGACTGTAGAGTATTCACGGACACAAAGGTATTGGTAACGTAGTCATTAAACTATTGTAAAATTTAACAACATGAATTACGCAACACAAGTGAGCAAACCGACTGCGCACATCACAAAGAAAAAGTCACGTCTTAAAGTGTATAATGGAAACACAGTCTTTCTAAATGATAAAGACAACTTCGAATTCGAAATCCATAATCCAAAACAAAAATCAGTACTTGTAAAAATCAAATTGAATGGTGAATACATCTCCACAAGTGGTATTGTATTAAAACCAGGTCAGAGGGTGTTTTTAGAACGTTTCCTTGACTCTAACAACAAGTTTGAGTTCAGTACCTATGAAGTTAACAACACGTCTGAAAACAGGTCTGCAATCGATTTAAACGGTGACGTTAGAATTGAGTTCTACGATGAGTCTGCTCCAATACGAAACGGAATACATTATCCGAACACAACCATTACTACGTACCCTTGGAATCCTGTTATGTATGGTGGGTCTCATAACACAGGAGGACCTGTGTTTACAACAACAGGTGGTATTGGGACAACGTCAACTGCATATTATTCTTCAAACGTAACAAATACTTCGGGTACATTAAGTAATACATTTGCAGGTCCAAATATTAGAAGTAAAAAATCTATTGAAACTGGTAGAGTTGAAAAAGGAGATAAGTCTAAACAATCTTTCACTAATTCGTATCAGGAGTTTAACTACAATGTTGAACATCAAATCACTTTTAAAATTTTACCATTAGGTACAAAAAACAAAACCACAGAAGACATTAGACAATATTGTACCGAGTGTGG